CAAATTGCTGAAGGTCGGGGTAACGATCGAAGGCTCGATCGGCTGCGCACCCGAGAATCGCGCGTTGATCGCGCCCCGGAATTGCAATCCAGCTCCCACTCCCGTGAAGTTGGGAATCGGCTGATATGCTCCGGGTGGTGGAAGATTCTGCGCCCGTGCACCCGCACTAACTACCAGCAGGATCGTCGCGGCGAACATCGCGCGCCGAATTCCCGGCGAAATCTTTCGTCTCAAATCCATCACCATTCCACCAGTCGCGGCCTTCCGTCGAATAGCTTCAGAATCCAATCGCCATCCAGTAAAAGCCGTCGTTCGGAAGCTGGGGAGCCACGCCGCCGATAAGATCCGATCTGAATGTTCCCGCGGCCGTCGTGAAACTGACTATATCGACTATCAACCGGCCCGTATTTCGCAGCGCCCGCGAGTTCGACAGCGCCGCGCTCGACCACACGCATGCGTTGGGAAAAGCAATCGGCCAGGTCACCGTATAGCTGGTATCGTCGCCCAGCCCGCCACCCGGAAACATCGCACCCCACTGTACGATCGCGACGATCGATCCGCGATTCACGTCGGCTAGCGGAACCGCCAGGTAGCCGTTCGCTCCCATCGCGCCGGCGAAGTTCGCCATGAAAGCCTGCAGGATGCCGATATTCGAGATATTGACGTCCTGCCGCTGTTTCAGGAACGCCGTGCGATTAGCCAGTTGCTGATGCGGTTGATTGGAAATTCCCGTCCCGCTAAAACTCGCGCCGGTCGCGGCGCCTTCCACAGGATCGGTTGCTTGTATCTGGTAAACCTCATTTGAGGTGAACTCGGCTGCGTCGATTAGTGTAGCCATTGACTACCTCAGAAAGTAAGCGTCCACGTACCGCTAATACTCATTCCCGCACTAAATACTATTGGTGCAATAGTCTTTCGCGCGAGCATCGGAGTCGGCGCGGTCGTTCCCGGCAGCGCGGCGCTGCCATGATTCGCGAATAGCGCCAGCTCCTGGATAGTTATTCCCTGCGCGCCCGTGTCCGCCGTCGTCAGCGACCAGTTGAGCGTCAAGCTCCCATTGCCGTCTTCGCTGTGACTGTCGAGTGCTTTGTAGTACGCGGCCGCGGTCAGCGCGATGTCAGTCACCATCGGTGGCGCCGAACCGGAACCAAATCCCACCGCCGCAGCGAATTCACCAGTGGTGTCGCCGCCGAGCAGCGCCGCGAGCGCCGGGCGCCCCGCGTTCACGAAAAGATTGCGCCCCTCGTGTTCCCACACGACTCGGCCCCGCTCGACGACTCGTATCCGCACGATTCCAATCGGCCTTCTCATTTTAACCTCCGTGCAAAACGGCTGCGCCGTTAACCATCAGCGCCGAGTCCGCGACCTTCGGTTCGTTGGCGCCGTAAGTGATCCCGCTATGCCGACAGTGACGGTCGTAAGCGGGTACGATCGGACCGTACGGATCAGTCAGCGACGCCGTCGCGATCGCTATAGCCAGCGCATTGTCATTGGGCGCGGGCGCCGCGTCGATCTGGTATTTCACGATTCCGCCGAGCGTCAGCTTGTCCGCCGGCGACAGCCCGGCGTCCGAAATCGGCGGCACTGCAAACCATACCGAGTCGAGCCATGCTCGCGCCGGCTTGAAAAAATTAACCGCAGCTGTCGCCGTGGCCGCGGCGCCGATTGAAACGCCCTGTCCCACCGCGAGATCGATCATGACGCGAAATACCGCCCAGCCCTGGCTCGGTGGATACGAGACGCCGCCCCAGCTTGTCTGGCCCTCGAGCAAAGCGACCTGCTCCCATCCCAACGACGCGAGCGCCTGCTTGATACTCCACGGCGTACCGCGAAATCGATGTAGCGCGATCGCGCTTTTGAGCAGCTCGCGCTGCGCCGCCTCGGTCAGAGCCAGCTCCGAAACCAGGCCGCCGGATTCGATCAGATTGTCCACGTCGATCAGCAAATCGATGTTCGTCAGCGCATCGACGCCGAGTGCCACCGGCGCGATCAACTGCCACAGCGGAGAAAGGATGTCGAACTGCCATGCCAGAAATGGCAGCGCATCGGGCACCACCGAATCGATCCGGTAAACCAGAATCGTCGTGAGATCGAGCGCCGCGAGCCGCGAGATCAACCCCAGCAGCGCCTGCGTGCGCGTATCGTTGATCGATGGCGCCGCCGAAAGCTCGGGCATCAGCTATGCTCCGTGCTGAACGCCGTCGTCAGCGCGATCGTCGTGCAGTTCGCCCATTGCCCGGGCGCGAGCGTCGTCAACGTCGGCGACGTGAGCGTTACGCCATAGACACCAGCGACCGATAGCGCCGCGATTATCTGACTCGGCACGATGTCGCGCTGAATCTTCGCGGCGAGCTCAAGCGCTAGCTCCCGCACGGCCGTCGTCGCTGCAACGATCGTCGCGGTCGGATCGGCGTCCGAGTACAGCGTCACTGTCGCGCTGATCTGGTAGTCCACCTCGGTCACGGCGAGCACGTTCACGTTGTCGGTCAGCGGACGCATGGTGTCGGCATTCAGCACCGCTGCGACTTTCGCAAGCAGTGCGGAGTTCGCGACTCCCGCGCTGTTCGGCGCCGGCGACGGCTGCTGCGTCACCGGCCCGGTCAGGACGTAAACGTTTACCGATCCTGGGGATGGGCTGACAATTTGCGCGTCCACGATCGACGGGTCGGCGCCGATCGCGAAGAAGCGGTAAGCGCCGATCGGTCCCGCGACGCTGAATTGATTCGGCGCAGCCTGGATACGCGTGCGCAGATGATCGTCCGTTTCCGGAGCGGATCCGCCGGTGGTTGTGCTCGTGTTCGTCACGCTCGCGATCAGCGCATTCGGATTGAGCTGGACGCTGATCTGTCCCGCCAGGTATCCATTCGCACCCGCTCCTGGAGCCGTCGCCGCGGCAGCGACACTCGCGATGGTGGCGCCGGCTGCGATGATGATCGTCGTGCTGGTCGCGAACGCAAACTGTCCGTCGCTGGTCCCTACCAACGTTCCAGTGGGTATCGTAAACGGAACCGTCAGCGCAGCGTTCAGCGTGAATTGAAGCGTCGTCACCGCGGGCTGCGACGCCAGTCGAGTCACGCTCAGCAGTTGACCGAGATAGTCGAGCATCGGGAACGACGCGAAGGCCAGCAGATTCTGCGCGGCCGCGTACTGAATCGCATTGCGCACCAGCGACTCGCGGTACGCATACAAATTGATCAGCAAGCGCTCGACCTGTGCCGGTTGCAGCGTCCGGCCTGACGCCGCCTCGAACTCCGCGATCATGTCCGCGAGGATCAGGTTCGGATCCAGCCCGTCTGCATCGTTGACGAACACCGGCGGCGGCAGCGATGGAATTCCTGCACTCATCAACTCATCCTTTCATCGCGTCGGCGCGGCTAGACCGCCGCTCCCGGGATTGTCACGGTCGTGATCTGAATGGGAGCTTCACCGACACCGAGCTTGAGTTGCCAATTGAGTGTGACGTCGAGATGCGCGCCCGATTGCGTCGTCGCGTCATTGACGCTTTGCGCCGTCACCGACACAAGGTTTACCCGCGGCTCCCAAATCGTGATCGCCGAGGTCAGTTCGCTCACGATTGCGGGTAGCGCGAGGCTGATCGGAGAATCGATGTACCGCCAAATGTCCGCGCCAAAAGTCGGCCGCAACGGGTCGCTCCCGCGGGGTGTCGTCACGATAATTCCCAAACACTGCTCGACGTCGGCGATCCCCTGGACTACTTCGCCGATGGCTCCTAGAGCCAACGACCAGTCAGCCGATCTGATGTCCGCAAGTGTGATTGCGTTTGCCGCCATCGTCATCCCGCCAGCACGTCGGTGCTCGCGCTCACGATCGTTCCCGTCGCCTCGCCGACTTGCACTCTGTCGCCGAGCCGCGCCACACCCGCCAAAAGGCCGTTCCCGATCTGGACCTGTCCCGCGCTCTTGATGATGACGTTGCCGCTCGAGTCGATCTGAATCTGCGCTCCGTTCGCTGAAAGATTGAACGCCGCGCCGTTCGGCAAACTGATGTTCAGAACATGCTCGTTGCCGTCGTACTGAAGCTCCGCCTGATCCTGAAACTTCAGATCGAGCAGATGTACCCGAGCGTCGTACTTGAATTCCGTCGTGTCCTGGAAAAACAGATCGAGCAGATGCGCGACGCGATCGTAGTCGAAGTGCGCGCCGTCCTTGAACGCAAGATAGAACTTGTCGGCACTGTTCACCGGCGGTGTGTCGGCACTCGAATAAATCGCGCCCAGCACCGCGCCCGCCTCGTCGCGCAAGTCCATCAGGCATACGACCTGCTCGCCGATGTCCGGAATCCAGTACACCTTGTCGTTCTGCGTCTTTGCGAATACGACCGGCAGCCACCAGCTGATCATCTCGTCGTAGTCCGGAAACACCACGCGCACCTTCGCATGCGCCGGATCCTGCGCCTGCACGATCCCGACCCGGAACGTCGGATTCAGCGACGCAAATCTCTCGCGATATTCGATTATGTTGTTCATGCGTCAATCCGTCTCGCTGCTATCGACGTGGTGTATCCCGTCGCTCGCCCCAGATGATGCTGTGCAGTCTCGATCAAATATTTCCCATCGAGCGCGCCCCATCCGCTGAGCTGCACATTATTCCCGGCCACCAGCACCGTGTTCCCCGGTCCTTCAATCGACGCGTCCACGAACACCATGTTGTGCAGATGCAGCGCGGCTTCGGCTTTCACCTGAGCTTGATGCGCGTTCTCGCAGCGCGCCACGATTTTGAGCGTATCGCCG